GAACCTAAAACTCTTAAAATATACCCTATCACAAACAAGTAATCCTTGTTGGGCAATCGGTTCTTGAACATACATAACCCATTGGTTTACCATCCGAACCTATACCACATACCTTACATCCCCTACTCCAAGAATTGTCAGGATGAATAATATTATTCCTAGCTAGAGTACCAGCAAGGTAATCAGTAAGTATTCTCTTCAAGGTTTCACTCTTCGTGGATTCAATTAACTCCACAATTCGTATAATATCACTCGTCTCCACTCTTCACCCCATATAATAACATCATTACATCTAAAATACAATCATCAACAGGATCATGCTTCGTAATGTGAAGGTCTTTACTAAAGCCCGGATAATCCACTCTTACATACCCTGTATCAGTTCCATATAAAAAATCAATCGCTGTTCGTACATCACGCCACCGGGAAAAGGGGAATACAGGATTTAATCCTAACTCCTCCTCTATATCATCCATGACCAATTGATCTAAATTACCCCGAGCCCATACCCAAGACTTGGGCTCCTTATACTGTGCAGCCCACTGTCTTAACTCATGATACCCATCCTCAAACTTAGCATCAATCGGCGTGGGATACACCGACTTATGCTTTACATTCTCACACTGATTCTTCCACCAGTCAATCGATGATGGCGTCACGGATCGCTTTAATCGCTTAATCTGATCCTCTGCATCAAATTTGATAAACTTAGTATTTCGCCTTAAATCCTCTGGGCTAGGCTTACCATCAGGATCAAAATGAGTCACAGCAAGAGATAATATCACAGCATTGGATCGCTTGCCCAATGTCTCAACATCAAACATAAACATATTATCGCCCAGTAAACCTACTCAGTACCTCTGAAGCCTCAGGAAAAATACCTGAACTTAATTTCCGCTCAATCGATTCAAAATCAATCACGGTCAATGTATAATCTGGCTGAGGATGTGGCTTGCTCATGTCAACTACATGCATCACTCGAAACGTCGTGTCAATATTCCATCGGTTCATAATCATCTCCTAAAAAATCATATCATACACACTAATCATCTAACTGTCAAGCACCGGATCCTCCTGAAAGGAAATAGTCATGGCAATTCTAGGTACTTTTAAACAAAAAACAATATGCGGAAATGATGTTCGAATTAAGGTAGGTTCACTCAACTGAAAAGAAGAAACTGGCTGAATCTTTTTAATCAAATTACTGTCCCAATACTTTGTACCTCCGGGTGTCATCTGATACTTGTCTCTGTACTCCTCGGGTATATCATAAAAACAAGTCAAAGACTCTTCACAATTCAATATGGGAAGATTTAATCTGATATTCACACCACTGTTTAATCCTGTAGTGTGATCGGTATGCAAATTTGATTGACTATTGTATATGGTCAGTAATGTAATCTGCTTCACCTCACCAAACTTTTGAAGTTCACCATGAAATTCTCTATGAGTAGAAAAATACTCCTCATAATATTCGGTCTTAAACTCCTTCCAAAATGTATTCTCTACATTAAACTTCTTGGGATTTAAATTATAATAATAATAAAAATCCCTAGAATGTTTCTCGAAGTTTAATAACTCTACTCTTTTCCAATATGATATAGTTATTTTAAGAACCCGAAGTGTTGCTTGATTGTTGTTCTAATAGGGTTATTAATTGTCGGAGTGTTTCAATATCATTCGGAGGTGATTCTGGTTGTGGTAATGGATCCGCAGGTTCAGGAGTATTACCTTCACTTACCTTTACATATTCAACACCATTATATTCATAGCCATCCAACCACTTCAAATAAACCTGATAATCTCCATTATTCTCATCCATTGGAATATTAGCCATGTCAGCTAAACGTAATACAACATTTGGTTCACCAAATGGGTTACTAACTAATTTGTACATTTCTTCCTCTCTTATTATGTTGGCTCTGCATCAGCTTTAAAATGATAACCAGCTAGAGCATGGGTAGGATTTCCTGCTAGATAAAACATTGCACCATGTCGAGTGACACCAGAAGTGGCCGCAGCAGAATCACCTATAAAACTGATATTTTGATTCCATATTGCTCCATAACCTGCGTTTCCCGGAGAATTATATCCAAAATTTTGTACAGTAGGCGCTGCCCTCATAGGAGTAGGCCATTTCCAATTAAGATATTGTTGAACGGTAGTATACTGCAAATCGGTATGCAATAACATACCGACAATCGATTGTGTTCCAGGTGCAGTACCATATGCCCAACTCTTTTGAAAATATCTCATACACAAATCCAATTCTTGCTGAAATGGTCTCACCTCAAATGGGCTAGCATAAAAATTAGATTGAAATTGCCCTGTTCCTATAAATTCTAGTTGAATACCCGTCAATCTCAGAGTTGAATTTAAAGTGTCAACTAATTGAATTGAAGTAGCATTGGTGGCCAATACAGTTGATGTTGCTGCCCAAGCGGCTAGCCCTGTTGTTCCTCTATAAGTGGTACCTATACCTAAATTAAATATTAATCTTAATCCGGTGTTAATGTCATTCAACCAAGTGCCCGTTTGATCAACAGGAATTAATATTTCTTGGTATTCCCATGTGTTAGCTGTAGCCACAGTATAAACTTGATGAAATGTTCTATTCTGAGCACTGTTCTGTAATCGTACAGTATAAGTTCCAGTTCTCGAAGCTTTAGTCCAAAATGAAAGCATCATATAATTTAAATTGATGCTTTCACCAAATTGCATATCTGCAATATGTCTACCCTCAATATTTTGTCCAAAAGCATAAACATCAGTTGATCCTAATGTTCTTGCAGCAGTACATTTTAATTCCACACATTTATCGAAGGTACTGCTTGGATATAAATTGATATTCCTACGACCACCATAATACACTGTAGTTGAAGTAGGTCCATCACTGACGATTTGAGTTGTGAATGTACTTGCAACAGATCCTATTGTATACCAACGATCAATAGTAAAGAATCTCGTTGTAAAATTAGTTCCAGTAACACCTGGTGCTATCTGATTTATACGGAAATCTCCGTTAATTATTCTATTTCTCAGCGGAAAAAAAGTAGCACCCGTTGCTGTCCTACCCTCTTTCAGCGCAGCATCGGTCGCTGAGTAGTGCCCAAGATACTTGTCTGATAGAACCATTGCCATTTTTTTATTCCTTAGATAGTATCAGCATCGATTGCAGCACAACCATAATAACCATAGTGGGATATCCCCGTGTTATAATCTACTCGCGTTAAACAAGAACTTTCAGAAGAATTGAAAGTATAACCTACAACAGTTTGCCCCCCATTATCTAATGTTACATAACCTCTAGTGCCGTTATTAGAAAATAATGTAATAGTAGGTGCTGCTACCTTAGGTGTAAATTGTAGAGGAATATATGTTGTTGTTGAACATGCAGTTTTAAATCTATAATAGATTCCTAAACTACCACCAGCAGAATTTCCTGTTGCAGGAATCACAAGACTTTCATCAGCAGTTTTCTCGAAATATCTTAAACATCTTAAATGATCTACACCAGAGTCCATTTTAGATGTGCCCGATGAAACACCCAGTTTAAATTGCTTATCATCCTGTATTGTTGTTGCAGTATATGCGTAGTTATATAACTGAGAAGATGTATTCCACCAAATACCAGGACTAGTAGTCTCTATTGTGCCTTGAACTGCGGTTAAAGCTTTCGTATAACATCTATATCCTACGGTGCTTGTAACGATTGCTCTAGCATAGGGATAGTTAGCACCATTATTATTGTAACCTGGATTTAACTCAAGATATGTTGTTCCGTTTGCGTTTGTTGTATATAAAACATCAAAAAAGTTATATCCTTCATAAGTTTCAGATGTTCCATAGAAAGTAAACTCTACAATAGTTTTATTAGCACTACTACCACCAAAGTTGTATCCTTCCCATCTTAACACATATCCAGTTAAACTAGACCCATCTGGTTGTGTAACCGTTCTTGATCCGCCATACAAGGTCAATAATCTTTTGTCACCCTTAAAAAACCCAACATGTGGCACAGAGGGTGTAGTAGGATTTAATGCAGTGGGAACACTACCCCAACTTCCTGCCGAATTTGTACCGAGAGTTCCGTTCGTACTAACATATAATGTACTAGTTGTTTGCCCAAACATTCTAATAGGGAAACCTATAGATACTGTGAATGATGTATCATCAAAATCCCCATTCTGTAGTAATGTTAAACCTGTAGTTCCATTTGTTGGAACGCTAGTATTTCTCATTACATACATGGGTATTGCTGAAGCTGTCGCTCTTTCTAAACAAACACCAGTGAGATCAAATGTATGCCCCGCAGTCTGATTTATAAAATTTGTTTGATATTGATTGATCAAATAGTTTCCATCTACCCACAAAGATTCTGATCCTGAAGGGACGCTAAACGTTGATCCTGAGGACAAGGCCCAAAAGATTCTCAATGAAAATGTACCAGTCCAAGTTCCATCACCGCAGGGTGGAAGAGGAATATAAACTTTTGTCCATGTGTATGGACTTAATGTGTACTGAGTTACAAATGATTTATTACTGGACGCATTTCTAAATGAGACACAGTATGTGCCTGCAACTGATGTTCTAGCCCAGAAAGATAAAACAAAAGGAACTCCATATGGGCTACCAAAATATCCATCATAAAAATCACCAAGTTCGATTCCGGTTTGAATTCCACAATAATCTCCGGATGCGCTTGCTGTATTCGTTAAATTTTGTATTTGAATATAAGAATCGTGACCTTCCGGAGTTGAAGATGTAGTACCATATACTCTTTTATAACTGGTTACATTCGATGCGGAAGCAAAATAACTATAAAATCTAAATCTGTCGGCAGCAAAATGTTTAACGCTACTATCGGTCGTACTGCTAGGGTGTGTGGTGGTATTATCAACAGTTCTTTGAGAAAGAACCATGTTTCCATTAGAGATTCTATTTCTGTATGGGCTTGGATCCGCACCAATAGTCGTTAATGGATAAGTTTGAGAAGATCCTGTTGCATCGAAAATTATACCGCCGTTTGCAGTTAAAGTAATTGCCATATACTTTTTCCTTTAATTTGTAGCGGCATCGCATACTGCACGATATTGTATATAAGCGCCATAAAATTGTTCAACACCAGCTTTACCTAAACTTGCTGGATTTGGGCCATATATTTGAAAATTGCTGTCACTTATTTGATTAAAAGTCGCAGTACCATTTACATACGAACCCTTATCTATAGAAAAAACTCCTGCTGTTCCACCACTTGCACCGTAAACAGTTACAGTGGGTGCAACCCTCATTCTAGTTTGAAATGGAATCGTGTACCAAAATGAAAATGTTGAATAGGAATGACTTCTTTGCTGAGTCCATGTGTAACCATACGCCCCATCGAAGGTGCTAGTAGCCACAGTGGTTGCATATGCATAACTTTTCTGATAGTACCGCATACATCTTTTCAATTCTAGGGCATATGGAACAAACTCAAATTGTGTTGGATAGGAACCGGGTTCTATTTGTACCTTAGCTAGATCGAATGTAGCACCATTTGTTCCTATCAAATTCACATTAGAAGATGTTCCTGCAAAAACTGATGTTGAAAAAGTGTTTTGTACGGTACCCTGATATGTCGAACCTATACCACCAACAAACCAAATACCGAATTGAAAATTATTATCAACTGGTGGAGCAGGGCAAGTATATGCCGAGCTTACCTGAAAAGATAAGTATTGATATTGCCATTTATTAGCAGTTGTTATTGAGTATGTCTGAAAAGAATAGTACCATGTTCCTGCACTATTTCTAGCTCCCAACATTACGCTATAAGTCCCTGCAATAGAACTTCTAGCCCAAAAACTCACAGTAACTTTTTTTGAATATCCTGCTGCTATTCCTAAATTTAGTGATACTACATCAGCACCTTCTAACAGTTGAGTTGCAAGCCAAAAAAATGATCCTGAAGTAACCGCTGCTGCACTCGTCACTGTAGCTCTATAAAAATATCCAGGAAAGTTTGCTGTTGTTTGTTGAGAAACTGATACACCTCCATAATTAAATCCAGTGGACCACCTATCTAAATTCATAAAGGAGGAGGAAGTATATGAAGCCGCAGCCCTTTGATTTACACGAAAATCTCCATTATAAAGAACATTCCTAGTTGTGGTAAAATCGTTCCCGAGACTACCGGCAGGTAATACAATATTGTCCGTTGACATTGTAATCGTCATATTTTACTCTTGTATTTCGTGTGAATTTTTCATTACCATCATATTTATAAACTCTACCGCATCATCTTCCAAACAAAAATATCTTATGAAAGTTTGTGCTGTGTATTTAGAAACTACCATCAAAAGTATTTTTTCACTTTCAAAGATGGAAAATTTGATGATCCACCCGTTCCTTACGACCGGGCGGAAACATACTAAATTATCCCTTATTTGATCCGAAAGGGATGTTTTCGAGTTCTTGTACGACTTTTCTTGCATTAGTAAAATACAATCCGTTCATGTAATTGACACCTTTTGTATATGTAGCAAAATCGGGACCTACCATCTTCTCGAATGCAGATACAAATTCTTTCGATACTTTTTCTTGCATATCAATAACTGCAAGAGAAAAAGTTTTTAGTTGTTCTTTAGCGACCATGGTTCTCTCCTTATAAAAACCTATGATATTATTTATGCTGCATTGCACAAATATTAGAGTCAACCCATTCTTTTTCACCTAGAAATTCTGGGCTATCCTCTAGTTGTTTCTGAGTTTCCCATAGAATCTTATAGAGTTTCTGTTTAGCACCAAACTGTGTAAATCCATCCATTCTAGGATCCCGAATGTAATAACCATAATCTCGTATTTGATCCACAATTGTATTCATAGTCACCCCATCTTTTTAACTGGTGTCCAATTATATTCATCCAGCAAAGGTCGTGTTTGCCAGATTGTACCATCATCACACAAAGCAAACAATACTACCTGCCCCGTATTAGTTACTGCGGATGATATTTGCACAGGTTTTCTTTTTTGTTTCACTTCAGGTTTAGTTTCTTCAGCCATTATTCATCTCCTCTCCATTCTTTTCCATTTTCGTCTGTGAGTTTAAGTGGTCCTGAATAATATGTATCTATGTAATGAAGTGACCATCCATTCTCTTCAAGTTCTTCATCATCCATATATTGAATCTGCTCTTTTTCTTCTTCGGTCAATTCATCACAAAAGTTATTGAATGACCAACAACCATCATCAGCATACATGTCTGGATATTCTAAATCTTCTGTGACATTAAAACCATGTTCATTTTTTAAATCGATATCAGGAAATTCTTCAGACTCAAATGATGCAGAACCCCAGCGCCAACCATACTCTCGCTCAAACCAAAGTTTTCTCTCACCATCTTCTTTAAACCAGTTTTGAATGTCTGTTACTGATTTTTTCCAAATAGGTTCTAATGTATATCTCATAATCAACCTCAATTTTTAATTTGTGACCATACACGTTTGCGAATCTCATTTTGTAGTGATTCTGGTAAATGAACGTAATCTAATTCTTCACTCATCTTAGCACCATTTCTAAATGCCCAATCGAAGAATTTTAGTACATCATTGCTTGCCTTTGTATCTTTAGGCTCTTTGTACATAATAATAAAACTTGCTGTACTAATGGGCCAAGTATTTTTTCCTGATTGTTCAACAATACTTAATCCCATACCCGGAACACTAAACCAATCTGCACCAGCAGCAGCAGCAGCAAAAGCGGTGTCATCAGGATCCACGAAAACACCATCTTTGTTTTGCAATTTCATATATGTCATATTATTTTTCTTAACATATGCATATTCAACATAACCAATAGAACCTTTAATACGATTCACATTAGCTGCAACACCTTCATTACCTTTACCACCAACTGAACTTGCTGCGGGCCATTTCACAGCAGCACCACGCCCAACTTTCTCTTCCCATTCTTTACTTACGACAGTTAAGTAATCAGTAAAGTTAAATGTCGTTCCCGATCCATCTGCACGATGAACAACAGTGATTGCAGAATTTGGAAGATTCTTTCCGGGATTCAAATCTTTAATCTGAGGATCATTCCATCGAGTAATCGTACCCATAAAAATTCGTGAAAGAACCACACCATTGATCTTCAATTCACCTGGGCTAAAATTATCTAGATTAATGATTGGTACTGTACCACCAATAATTGCAGGAAATTGTATCTGCCCTCTTTTCTCTAGTTCATCACCTTTCACAGGAGCATCCGATGCACCAAATGTAACTGTACCAGAGTTGATTTGTCGAATGCCTCCTGAACTACCGATACTTTGATAATTTAAACTAACACCAGATTCTTTCTTATACGATTCAGCCCACTTCGCATAAATCGGATATGGAAATGTTGCACCAGCCCCAGTAATGATTTGTGCATTCACTGACATTGAAAAAGTAGCAATCAATAAAAATAATAGTTTCTTCATTTTTTTTCCTTTCAAAAATTAAGCTGCTCTACCCCAAACTTCATCCCAATTACCACTCAATGCACCTTTTGCATAATCAGTTGCGCGATTCTCAAAGAAATTAGTGTGCGTAGGTGCATTAATCATTTCTTCAACCCAAGGCAATGGATTCTTTTTGACTTTCATTATACCCTTGAGGCCAAGACTAATAAGCCGACGATCAGTAATATAACGAATATACTGTTTAACGTGATCAGCAGATAGATCATGCATATCGCCCATGCTGAATGATAAATCAATAAACTTATCTTCGAGTTCAACCATTCTTGTTGCAATAGTGTAGATTTTAGATTTGAGATTATCGTTCCAAATTTCACGATTTTCCTCTATATAAGTTCTAAACAGTTTAATCATAGATTCGGCATGCATTGTCTCATCAACAATCGACCAAGTTACAATCTGACCCATTCCTCTCATTTTACCATGTCTTGGAAAATTTAGCAACATAATAAACGAACTAAACAATTGCATACCTTCGGTGAATGCAGAGAATAATGCAATGTTGGTTGCGACTGTTGATGCATTTACAACACCATTAGCCTGATTCAAAATGTAATCATGTTTATCACGCATTTCCTGATATTCAAGAAACTGATTATATGTAGTTTCTGGTAGCCCAAGGGTTTCAATCAAATGACTATATGCAGCAACATGCAAAGACTCTCTTGCAGCAAAGCCAGACAGCATCATGCGAATTTCAGGCTGAGGAAAATGAGGTAAATAATTACGGACGTAACCGCCAGCAACGTCAATATCTCCCTGCGTAAAAAATCTAAAAATATGCGTGAGAAATTCTTTTTCATTTTGTGTCAACCTATTCTTCCAATCTTTAACATCTTCAAGCATAGGAACTTCAGTATGAAGCCAATGGCTCTGTTCATGTTTGAGCCATGCTTCATAAGCCCATGGATATGTAAAGGGTTTAAAGTAATTTCGTTCATCTGTTAGTTTTAATTTTTTCTTAACCATTTGCCCACTCTCTTATTTGTTCTGGTGTGTGTACTCCGACTAATCTCTTTTGATTCGCACCATCCATTAGAATCAATGTTGGCACAGACCGAATTGCATATTCAACAGCAACCTCATCAAACACATCAATATCAATAACTTCAATGGGAATATCTAATTTAGCCAATTCTAAATTTTTGGCTAATGATTTACATGGCTGACACCATGAAGCGGTAAATCTAAAAATCTTTTTCATTTTTATCCTTCGCAAGCTAAACAGTTTTCACCTTCAGCTAGTGCTTTCAGGTCAATTTCTTGAATTACATTTCGTTCAATCTTATTAGACACTTTATCTGCTTTAGCTAACTTCTCACTACGACAATAATACAATGTCTTTAGCCCTTGTTTCCAAGCTTGAAAGTGTACAGCATGAAGATATTTAATGTCAACATCTGGTCTGAAAAACAGGTTAATGGATTGCGCTTGATCGATGTAACTCTGTCGATGACTTGCATGTTCTACAATCCATCGTTGGTCAATCTCCATAGAGGTTTTGAATACTTCTTTAACCCATTCTGACATCCACTCTAGGTGCTGAACTGATCCATCATTTGCAATGATACTGCTCCAAGTTTTATCATAATCAATTGAAGCATCATCTTGACAAGCTTCAAAAATGATTTTATCTAAAAATTTGTTTTTATTCAGGAAAGATCCCGATAAAGTATCTTGACGATAAGCATTAGCGCGATAAGGCTCAACGCTAGGGCTGGTATTGCCCATAATAATAGATGAACTTGCATTGGGAGCAATAGCCATAAGATGGGCAAAACGATTCCCAGAGCCAGCGCAATCAGGGGCTTCGCCGCGTTCAGTACCCAATTCTCTATTTGCAACATCAAGTGACTCCCGAATATGTTTAAAGATTTTCTTATTGACACTTACTGCGAGTGGTGATTCCCAGGGGATGTTTTTCTTTTGTAGATATGCATGAAAACCGAGGGCACCAATACCAATAGAGCGTTCCATAGTAGCAGAATATCTTGCTCGCGATATGCTATCAGGAGCATTATCAATGAAATACTGTAGAACGTTATCAAGCATCTCGGCCACGTCCCGAAGAAAAAGTTTGTCATTTTTCCAAGCATCATAATACTCCAAATTTAATGAAGACAGACAGCATACTGCGGTTCGATCTTTGTCGGTTGGTAATACAATCTCACTACAAAGGTTTGATTGTTTAATTGATAGACCCTTTTCTTTTTGATACCAAGGCAAATGACGATTGCTTGTATCAATGAAGTGGATGTAAGGCTCACCAGTGAGCATTCTTGTTTCGAGAATCTTTTGCCATAGTTCCCTTGCTGATACTGTATCACGAATTTCACCATTATGTGGATCAATAAAGTTCCATGAATCATCAGCATTTGGATCTAACATGCATCGTTCGATAATTTGCATAAAGTCATCAGTAATATTAATACCGTGATGCAAATTCAACGTTCGCATATTAGGATCACCTGTTGGTTTCCGCATTTCAAGGAAGATAGGAACATCAGGGTGGGAAACATCAAGATATGCAGCATAAGAACCGCGGCGAGTGCGACCTTGACGATATGCCAGCGAGGAGGCATCGTAAGTACGCAAGTGAGGCATAATGCCAGTAGACTTATCATCAGCAGAACGTATTCCAAGACCGATTCCAATTCCACCTCCTAACATTGAGAGCCAATTTACTTCCGACAAACAGCCCACCAAACCTTCTGCGCTATCGTGTAGGTAGGGTAGAAAACATGAAATAGGCAAGCCACGACGAGAACGCCCAAAAGACAAAATGGGAGTAGAATAACTGAGCCAATGGTTACTACTGTACTCATATAGCCTTTGAGCATGTTCCGGCGAGGAAGAGAAAGCTTTTGAGACATATGCAAACCTTTCTTGTGGAGATACTTCTTCGTCCTTCATATAGGATTCTTTTAGTCTGATTTTTCCCAATTCATCAAATAGACTATCCCGAGAATAGTCCACCTTTATACCGTGAATGATATCCATTTTTACTCCAGATTATTTTTATTGTTCTACAAATTCAGATGAAAGAGGAAACACCTCAGCAATCACTTTCGCACATTCTCTAGCAACTTCACGGTGCTCTTTTTGTGTGCCATTACCACTACGCAACTCAATAAAATGGACCCATGAACGTAAGGTGCCATTCATGTAAATTCTGGACACTGTAAGACCTTCTGGTAAAACGGCTCTTGCTTGCTCTTTTGCAATACCTTTACTGATAGCCCATTCATATGCAGATTTGGCTTCCGTCAATACACGCTGCTGCATCATTTCCCATTGATATGCGATTTGTCGATCCGCATCGTTTCTTAAATCAATATCAACGCTGTTTTGCCTATTTTTAGTATCTTGATACCGTGCTTCACGCAAAACAAAATTCAAATCTTTAGTGGGATCTGCATATCTCTGACTAAATTCCTGAAAGGAAAATGAACGATGCCTGAGAATTTGCCTAGCAATATCTCGGGTCGTTTCGATTTCCAAACAAGCAGATACCATCTCCAGGGGACTCCAGTGCTTATGTTTAATCAAATAACGAATCAATTTTTCAGATGTTTCCAAATTGAATTGATTGCTTGGGTTAGAAACTCTAGCACAAAACGCAATCAACTCTTGTGCCGTATAGATACCTTCTTTCTGAAATTCAGCAGATGGTTTACTTGAACTAATTAACTTTACTTTCATTATATTTTCTTCCAAAAAACAAATTTTGTAATCGCTTCCAAACCGTAAAATGTGTTATTACTTATAATCGCTTCAATTTCATCTGTTGAAATTCCCGACATAATCATCTCATTGATGTCTTTCTGTCGAATATTATCTGGCCAAACAACAACATAATTCATTGATTTAATTGCTTTTTCCATGAGACTCACGATTTCCTTATTCCGAGGCTCATTATCGAAAATTAATATTTTTTTATTTGAGTTAATATTTTTACCTGCAATGCTCAAACTTGAATCACCTGAAGCAACACAATTTTTCAGAAATAAAGAATCAATAGGACCTTCTACAATCTTAACTGGCTCAGATAAGTCTACACGATCCATACCGTAGATTAGTTTACCTTCACTTTCATTTGTGCGAATGGTGACATACCGAAGTTTCTCATCGGATGTAACCAATGCGCGACCTGATACCGCAATCAGATTATTATACTCGTCAAAAAACGGAATTACTAGCCTTGCATCGGGTGTAATTTCTTTGTCGTGATTAGGATATACTTCATCACAAAACTTTTTAAAATTTGCGGTAAAGTATAGTTTGTTATGATATTCTGTAGGTATATGTCTGCGTGTCAAATATATTTTACAGAAATGTTTATCAGCTAGAGAATCACATCTTTCAGCATTATCGAACGTAGGTGCATCTATTTTACCGAATCTAGGTGAGGGTACATTGAATACTTGTGCCCGAGTATTAGCACCGTTAATTTCACCCGATTTATATCTCTCTAGTACATAAGACTTATAGATTGAATCATCAACTTGTTTGATGAGATTACCCACAGACATACCAGCACCACAGTTATGGCATTTATAAAACAAATCATTACCTTTGCGGTAAATGTACCCGCGCATCTTGCTTTTGTTTTTGCGGGAATCTCCACAAATTGGGCAACGCACATTGAAAAGGTAATCAGACTTTCTCTGAAACTTTTCAAAACGTGGAGATAAAAGGAGGGTATACTTTAGATCGACACTTAGACTCATAATATAAAAAGAAAAGGTTACTTAAAGATTTTAGTAATCATATCAAGATTTACGTTAGAAAGCAACCATGCGAGAGCAACAATACCTCCGGCAGCCATCCATTTCCATTCCAAAATCTTTTTAATTTCACCGTCTTCTTTTTTATTGTGTTCTTCGATATGTTCACGGAGCGATTTAAATTCTTCCATAATTCTTCGCTCTGTTAATTCTATCTTATCTGATAGGTTTCTGTCAACTGTTGTTATGCGAGAGTGCAATTCTTTTATATCCATGACAGTATCATTTTTTCTTCTGTCCATATCGGTATAGATTTGATCAACTGCTTTATCTTGATTGTCCATAAGTTTCTCAATAACCTTATCCATTTTATCACAGAGTTGGGTCAACGAGGCGACTTGTGTTTTAAGTACGCCTACGTCAACCTTCATTTGAATTGCCTCTTTCTCGTCCATTATTTCTTTTCAGGAACTTTCGTACCCTCTAGTTTTTGATGAACTTTAATCTCTTTACAATCTTGCACTGGCTTTCCTTCTTTATCGAGAACTTTTTTACCATCGTTTGTCACTTTATCGACACAAACTCTTTTTGTTTCTGCTGCAAAAGAAATATTATGGTAGCTCAGAATAGGAATTAAACCTATGATTGCTGCTGTGATAATCAGTTTCATATTTATATCCTTATTTTAGTAATGGTTGTGAAGGTGGTGGTGATTTTGGAGCAAATTTCTCGGATGCTGTGAATCCTAAACCAGCAACTACGATATACATCATTGAATCAAATAATGCTGGAGTAACTTTATGTCCCATAATATCAGCAATAAAACCTCCTACACAGACTAGAAAAGCCAGAAAAGTGACAACTCTTTTGCTACTTATTGAACCATTAATGCTATCTTGAAAAATAGATTCTAACATTTTAAATCTCCGGCTGAGGAGCAGCAGGTGGTGCTAATTTACCACCAAATCCTGGTGAGGGTTGTTGCGCTGGAACCGACTGTATTCCTAATGAGGGTTCTTTCTTTTCAGGTCTGGGTTCTGGTGCTTGCTTTCTTGTTTCTTCCATTGTAGTTTTGAAAGATTCAGTAGCCTGCTTTTGTGCTGCCAACATTGCTTCTTGATCTTCTTTCTTTGATCCAGCTAACATGATACCTGATAAGGTGCCTGTCAAGAATGTTGCAATCGGAACAATCAACTCAAAGAACTTTTGATCGATTGGTGACATTGCATTCAATGGTTGTGTTACAAAGATAATCGAATACAATACAACGAATACGATACCTGTTAATGTTAGTGCAAGACAAACTCCAATGAAGAATTTCAATCTTGCCATCAACTGTTCTTCAGTATAAACTATTGGTGCATTATTTTGCATTATTAGCTCCTTGCGGTGGGCAGGCTTGACACGTTTGCCCAGTTTGTGACATTGGCTGAGTTCTCGTTTCTGGTGGTCCTAGTCTTGGATCACGTTGACCTTTAAAAATATGCTCTGGGCAGGTTCTCGTTACATCACACTGCGGCATCTTACACATTTCTTTATCCCAATTCTTAGGGTCTTGACAAGGATATCTAAAACGATCCCCACCAAATATCGCAAGTGTAAGAGGAAGTAATAATAAAATAAGAAGCCCAAGAAATAGTTTTCTATCGCTCACCATTTATACCCCCAGAACGTGTAGAGCATGTTCGTAATGTTTAATACGATCATCTAAACCTATCGTCCCACCATTGATTCTTTTTGTTAATGTAAGAATATCACCTTTGTCAGCCCATTGATTGAGTTTGTTGCTTTCCCAAAACCAACAAGCAGATTGTGCAGCACCTTCAAATGTTGTTAGATACTCGGAAGCTTCTTCTGGAGATATTTCAAGTGATGCAGCAAACCAAGTATAATTATGTCTACCAGTAAGTTGAATTAATCCACGCCCTCTAAAACGATAGCCATCACCTGATGCTTCATCACCATTACCCATACGGCTTGCATAGATTCTATTTGCTATTGCTTCTTGTTTGTTTGAACGATTTGCGTAATCTTGTGCGATTGCATCATCTGGAAAATATTTTGGAAATACTTTTCTCAATGATTGCCAACGATAGTTCAAATTCTCAACCAGTGCAGTAAATCCTGCGGATTCGTGAGCACATTGCGCTATGAATGCAGCCATTCTGTGTGGTGTATTAATCTCGTAGTCAGGAAATAATTGTTCAAGTGCCTTGTGCCAGTGTGAGACATAAGGATTCTTTGGCAATAATTGTTTTAATTGTTCTTGTGTAATCATTTGACATCCTCAAAAATCTTTTTTTGTACTTTATACCATTCAATCCATGCTTTAGATTTCAATGAGCAGTCATGATATAACATATAATTATCAGTTACAGTTTTTGCAATATCACTCAATTTAACTTCTGTTTCTAATTTTTTAAGTTCCGCGCAAGGCTCAAGCAACATATCCGGTGCAGTAGGAAATTTAGGTTTTATTGGCACTGGCGTAGAACATCCCGCTAATAATAAAAGTGTGCATAATAAAACAATTCTCATTGTATTTTCTCTGCTGCTTTATTGTGTACATCTACGAATGCAGGAGGTATTTCACATTTATTATCAAATTTAACAACTTCGCGGTCAACGTACTGGATAATATCTTTACCTTTTTCTTTTATAACTTTCTGTTGAACTACAACTTTTTCAACAATCTTAACTGTTTCAACTGCACCTTTTGCTTCTGCTTCAGCAAGTTTAGCTTCAACTTCTTTTACTTTTGCAAGCCACGATTCATTGTTTGCTATTGAACCCGCCATATAAACACCAATGACAATAAAAATAACCGATACGATTTGTATCGGAGCTTTGTACATGTAAAGTGCGGGGATTGGAATGAATTTAAGCAAATAGGTTATTAAGAAACCTATTACACCTATAAACAGTATTGCGTAGAATATCCAGTTAGGAAGCCACTCTAATATCCACATTACCGCCCTCGACCATATCTAAGGTACATCATTGCGCCTGTCTGTTCATCTTCAAGTACAATGCCTTCTTTCCAGTTTTTATTTGCATATTCTGAAATCTCTTTTGCAATTACTGGATCACCTAGATACGATTCGAATCGTGCATACTTTCGTTTGAGCATTCTTGCCATTACGAAATTTTTTGTTGGAACTTTAAATACTCTAGAACCTGCAAACTTCTTTTTAATTCCAGGTTCTGCTTGATTGGGTAGATTTGGATTAGGAACACCAATACCAGCAATCGCACCACCGGCGACTGCATTTGTTGGTACTGCATCTTCTTTAATCTTCATTTGCAAACCTAAATGTTGTGTCTTTATTTCTTCTATTCATTGTATAGTTTGTTTGCAATCTAATTTCTGGATTTTGAAATGTCCAGCATTGCCCATTATCATCTAGAAACACCACCCATTCAATATGGTGTTCTTGACTTCTCTCTATCATAAAAAATGCCCATCCGCTTCCTTTTGGTGTCACCATCGGTATCGGTGGGTTCAACTGAATCATCATATAATATTATTCCTCAATACTTCTGCTATTCTCATATCAACTGGAATATCCGAAGAGTGAATATCTCTTCCTTTTATTCCTTTTACTACATTCGGCATATTATTTAGAAATAACAAATACGTTTTTAACGCTGAATAATCATCTTCAATAATTTTATAGAACAACATTCTTGTCGCAGGTTCAACTCCAAACACATTATATAAAACAATCAAATGATTTATTACAAGTCTCTCTTTTAACTCACCTTCTTTTCTATACCTACGAAAAAGCCTCTTCAAATAATTGAACTTCTTCATGTCTTCTCTAAACTCACTCATTATGCAATTAGGTTTGTCATATGCTTTAATTGCATACATGACAAAATTGTCACTTGTTAAATCATCAAAAGACATTATTTCTCAGATTCGCCTTCGACTCCTGAATTTAGCATCTCTTCTGCACCTTCTTCATCAGTCACTTCAGCGTAAAAATCGTAATAACCATCATCGGTTGGATAATACAGAATGTAAATATACTTATCTGTACCATCAATAGCTTCAACTATTTCTTCTCCTTCAGAACTTAAATCATATATTGGATGAAAATCTAAATTTTCAACCATGAGTATTTTTCTGACCAAAGTAATTCCAGTTTCTGGTGTGTAAACTGGATCTTCCAATACAACATTCAACATCAGATTCAACTTTTCAACAACCGAAGAGTCTAATGAAGATGAATCTACCGGCACATCACCGGTAGATTGCTCATAATCTTCTTTAATAAAGTTTTTAAAATTCATCAGCTATCTTTAAAAATCGTATCATCGGAAGCATCAACAATACCTTGAGTTCCGATAGTACCCATAGCAACAAGAGTTTCGACTTGCGTTCTACCTGCACGACCACCCATTGTTATCGTGATAGCAACGTTAGAGTTAGCAACTGTACCTACAACTGGAGAACGTTCGTAGTTACCACCACTATTGATTTGAATACCGGTGATTAACCCTGTTGTAGCATTTGCAACGATTTGTGCATTGGCTGCTGTTGTTCCTGTACCACCACCAGTAAATGTCAAATAAACTGTACCAGTAATCGAATCTGGTGAATAAGAATTCGCATTTGCAGTGAGTGATGCAATAGGACCTGTTCCTTTCATTACAGCAACCCAACCAGCATGTTGCGGTTTGACATTGCTTGTTTGTGCGACGGACTGTTCAGTAACGTCAACACCGAAGATACCGACAGTACCTTTGTATCCTGTTTGAAACGCGCCGATTTGTGTATTACCAAATACTGTCTCACCATTGGCGCTTGCTGCAATACCAGTAGAAATACCGGTAAATTTTGGTGCAGCATTAGCTGAATCTGATTTTGCCCAAAGTGACATTTAAAATCTCCTTATTTTTTATATTTATGAGTTTATACTTTTACGATTTGTGAAGAGAGTTCAGGTTCAGATTGAAAAGTTTCTGGCTTTTCTTTTTTATTATCTTTACCTTTTTTAGCTAAATCTTTTACCATACCTGCCGTCTTTGAAAGGCTTCTTTTAGCAGCAGTGTTCACTTTATCTTCAGCGTCTTCTGGCTCCATATTTTCTTTGATTCCAGCTTGTCTTTTCGCTGCGGCTTTAGCTAGTTCTTTAACCCTCTGCATAGGATCTTTTTTATTTTCTGAAGAAACTATTGTGGGATTCTTAAAAGGAACTTTTGGCTGACCAGATATGAAACGACCCTCATGTGCACCGGATGCTGTAGCTTGTTCGGTAGCCATTTTGATACCTTTTTGTCTACGAGCAATAATATTTTTAGCAAAACTTCCATATTCACCTTTTACATGAGGCTTTAATTCTTTAACTTCTGCTTTAGCCTTTTGAACATAAGATTTTTTTGTTTCTTGACTGATTTCATCAAGTTGTTCAACTTCTTCTTTTTTCATTCTTTCACGCTTTGCAGCAGCAGTTTCTTTGCCAGATTTAGTGAAACCATATTTTGCATATTTGCCGCTTGCAAGATCATGAGCATAAGTTCCTGGTGCAGCCGGTGCTTTAATATTCTTTCTGGGTGTCACAATAATTTCACTCTCTTTAATCTCAGCTTGCTTCAAAATGCCTTTCACTAAAGGAGCTTTTAATTGTTTGTGACGAGGAACGGAAATATGATGTTCAGCTTCAGAATGTGTGTATACATCATGGCTGCCTGATGATCTCGACAACTTCCATCCTTTTTTCTTCAAATGGGAATGAACTGCGCGAGTATCCATATTTGCACCAGGCATCTCATCGAGTTGTTCAACTTCTTCACTTACAGACTTCCAGCCACCACCTTTTGATTTGTACCACTTAGCAGCCCAACCATTTGCGTAAGCAGAAGGATACACATCAAATTTAGATTTAGCTAGTGCTTTTGCGCGGGACCACAATGCAGGATTTGTTGGTGCATTTTTTTCTTCGAGATATTCAACTTCTTCATTCATCGCAGATTTTGCTGCTTCAATAGAAGTGTAATATTTTTGTTTTTTGCCATTTTTATATAACGCAAATGCATCTTCACCATATTTTTCAATATGATTTTCACCTTTTTTGAATACAACTTCACCACCCGACTCTTTAATGTATTCTTCGTTCATTTCAGCAGTCATATAGTTTGCAACTGTAGAAATATAATCTTCAGCTAAAGTAATCTTAGACTGGCACCATTCAGGCAAATTAGTGTTTGGCTCTAGCATATCATGAAGACGTTGAGCATTATGCATGATACTACGAAGATCGGACATAGCCATATCACCTTCGTAGTCGTACTCGCCTCTATCTTCATCCTTGGATTCGGTGATGCCTCTCACCGAATCTGCAACTTTCGAAAATTTTTTCATACTTAGTCCTTCTTAGCCATTTTGGTAGCAGTAGCGTACATAACTTCTTTTGCTCTTTCACCATAACGCTGTTTGAATCCTTCAAGCCCCTTTTTCATAGACTTGACATATTTCTCGCGCTTTTCCATTTCACCTGAAGATAATGTGCGCTCATCAATTTGTTCGACTTCTTCTTTATTTAATTTACCGGTGCCTCTTACGACACCTCTGGAACCAGCACCAATACCCATTTTTTTAGTAGCTAATTCCATACCTGACCTTCTTTTGGCAAATCTAGCTTGATGAGGATCTCTCATTTTCTGGATTTCATCGGAAGCTTTTGAGAGAGCCTTGTGTACGGCAGGTGCGTTTGTTTTGGAAATAGGATTAGCACCTCTCATTCCTGGAGCACCCTTATTAGTATTTGCCATTAAACGTTTTACTTTTTGATGTTCTATACCTAACTTATTATCTTTGTCAAAGGCATCATACTGATCCTTTGCAGCAGCCTTTTTATAACGACTTAAAAGGTTTTTAGATAATTCATCTAATTGTTGATACTCTTCAGTTTGCATGAAGTTTTCGATATCTTCAATAGTAAATGTTTGTTCAACCGATTCTTGTTTTACAGCCTGAACTGCGGGCTTTGCAACTTCAGCTTTTGCTTTACCCTGAGATTTATCTTGTGCTTTCTTGATTTCAGCATTGAACTCATCTTGTGAAGCTTCTTCTTTGATTGGATGAAAACCCATCTCTGCATGTCTTTTTCTATTTTCTGGAGTATCAACGATAACTTTTTCTCTTCCAGATGTCTTATGAACAAGCATAACTGTTTTTTGTTTTTTCTTTACTGGACCTAAATCATCACTCTCGGCAATTTCAACTTCTTCTTTTTTCAAACCACCGCGAGCTTCAGCCGATTTAAGCATTGCGATACGATCACGATAACCACCGGTCCCTGACTTCATGTGCTTAGAGGCTTCCATCTCACCTTTAGTAGGATTCTTGATGTGCTTCATTGTAGTTTTAGCTTGATGACTTTGTGCTTCATCAACCTGCTCAACTTCTTCTTTCTTCATTCCAGGTTCTTTTTGTGGTGCGCTCCCTGCTTTACCTTTAACTAAAGTACCTTTAGCTTGACGAGCTAGGAATTTAGCAGCACGTTCATCATGACCAGGCATCAAACTTGTCATTGGAACTTTACCTTCAGGAGCCTTACGTTCATTTTCTGGATTGTCATAGCCTTTACCTTTGACAACTGCTTCCTTAACTGGCTTATGACCAGCACGAAGTTTGGATAGATCGCCAGCATCAATCTTGTGTTTTGGTTCACTCATCTTAGCAATAGCTTTCTGTTTTGATGAAAGTTCTGCTTCCATGACTTGTTTTACTGCCTCTGCTACTGATTTTAGAATCTTATCGTTATACATGGTTGCCCCTTTTTAAGTTTTTATCTAGTAACTTCTTCCCAGTCCATAGAACCATATATGTCTGCACCATTGGAACTTGCGGCTGCGACTAAGGTTAATTCATATGGAGTGTTTGTCAAACCGTTTCTTTCTAACTGAAATTTGAATAATGCTTCTTTTAGAATATCAATTGGTGCTGATGCTTGATTAGTTGATGCAGTAAAACCTGAAGCTAAAACTCTACCACCAGTAACCGATCCACCATCTATCTTATATTCTACCGCAGAATTATCTCCAGCACTCACCCATGTTCCACCACCAGAGGTATTCGCACCTGCTCTTACTTGCCAATTGTAATATGCATTTGAAATTCCCAAAATTGATAATGCTGTTAAAATAACAATCGCATCCAAACGATTAGGTGTTGTTTTTAATCTTATTGAAATAACAGGATAATATGTTCCTGCTGTGGGCAAATCTACTGGTGATGTAATTGGTACTTGAACTGCTTGTTGTGAGCCAAACAATTCATATCCTCCTTCAGACATTATAGAGGAACAAATCTGACTCAGTGTTGAATTACTTGTGGTTATACCTGTATTTTTTATTTCGATTCTTAAAGGTAATGATGCCGTTGTCATATAAGGCACAGTATTTCTATTATCATTGTGGAATATATGCACTGGTATCATTTTTCCATCCACAACAAAACCACAACGAACATCACCAACACCTAACCATTCAATGTCCATCCAAAAAATATTTGTTTTACTTACATCCAATCCATTAACGTGTTCGGGACCACCAATTTGTGTTGAATAACCAGTACCATCAAACTTATCAATATTCCAATTAGATTGTGACACTCTTGTTTCTGTGACTGTGCTTGAAGTATTTGACCTTAACACAAGATAATTTGTTGTGCCATCATTCTCTAAGTATATACCATTGCTTTGATTATAATAACCAATTCTCTGACGAAGATTTGCTTTTGGTGCATTCATCGTAACAGAATTCAAAATTAACAGAGATTTACCTGGCTGATATGAAAACACCTTTGTTGTTTCTCGAATCACCTCAGCATTTGCAGTTGTACCAATAGTCAAATCAATTGTACTTTGATTCTCTACAAAAGTAACCGAACTGTTACCTGCGGTGTTTGCCGATACCCATAAACCATTATCAGAAAATCTGTGTGAACTATCAAAGAGTGTAAATGGTTGTGAAAAACGTAAACGCCCGAATGCATCCACCATAGCACCAGATGGTGTTAGACTATCAGACAACATATTCACCTCATAACGGGTGAATACTTGCCCCGAGTCTATTTTATTTTTATCGGTCCTAAACTGTGCCATTTATCAGCAATTCCAACGGCGTAGAGCCTTGTTAATTGGGCTATCCGGGTCTCTCGCATTTTCTGGATTAGTCAAACGCTTTTTCATACCACCCATTCTTGAGCAGAAAGATTTGCGGCGTGATGCTCTCTTACCAGTTGGATTCTTTTCAGTGACAGCAGTTTTTAACTTAGAACCAGGATTCTCACGACGATATGCATTTACAGCCTTTTGTGAAAGACCATCAGTTCTATCAGCCTTGTTTACTTTTTGCCAATCTTCGTTGACTTCTTCTTTCACACAAGAACCTGGAGAGTATGGCTTTTTACCCGGTACTGGTTTATGCCCAGGCCAGCATCTCTCTGCGATAAAATCTTTATAGCGTTTCATAGGTAATTTCTCTTTTTAAATGTTGAAAGACTGATACCTTTCTTTTGTAACTCATCTGCTTTTTGATCACCTATGCTTGCACCTGTTTCATCACCAGTTAATTCTTTGATAGGTGTTACTTTACCTTTTTTATTAATCTTCTCACCCATATCGCGACCTAGACTTTCTCCAGCACCAGCCATCGAAAGCCCAGGCTCTATGCCTTTGTCGATTTCGTTGATTTTCTGTTTGAAGTTTTCTTTGATCTTTGTGAGGGTGATTTTGGTCTTTTTACCTGTTTCGGTGCCTCTGTCTTCACTACTTTCTTCGGTTCTTCCTTCTTCACTGGTTCCGTGACTTTCGGGGCAACCGCAATGCTCGGTGATGGTAATTCTTCCTTCTTCTCTTCGACTTTGGTCGATGGTGTGGGTAGAATCAATATTTTGTCCTGTGCCGCTCTTATTGCTCCATCCAATGGATGTGGTTCCGTCGTATTCTTTGGGCGAAACAAATTCTTCAGAAAATTGAACATTTAAGCTCTCCTTTAATTTAACCATGTAACCTTTTTCTGCTTTGACCACTTCACCGTTGTTTCGATGTGCATCTTTCGCAGCAGCATTCCTGAGTATATAGATTCTCGGTTTACCATTCAAAGCAATAAAAACCGATCCGTCATGTTTTACTTTTTTAATGCCAGTATACTCTTCACTAATCTTTCCTTTTCCATAATTGGAGACATTAATAGGTTCTCCTTTTCTTTCTGGATTAGGATCATGCCTACGTTTTGCGGAAACAGCAGATGCACGTTCTTTTTTACTTAATTGTGCTCTCTTTTCGTTAGACATACATTTTGGTTTAGCTTCACCAGGTTCTCTAGCACAAGGACCAATTGCTTCACCTTTACTATTGATTCTCTTCCATCCACCTTCTGGATGTTTCGGATTAAACCAATTTCTCAAATCTTCAAAAACTGGAACTTTTTTGCCTAGAGTTAATGCATCAAATGCTCTCGTATCTGAAAATTCATTTGTTTCTTCTTCTACTTCTTTCTCACCGTTACCTGTAAGCATACCAAAAGCTTGTTTCAATTCTTCTGGCGTATCAGCAGTAACACTAACAGTTATAGCTTCAAATAATTGTTCGAATTCATTATCCAAAGACTCTTTCATCTTCAATGGTTGTGAAGAAGCACTTACAGGTATACTTGCTGCCTTCTTTTCCATTTTCTGTTGTTGAACATGGGTTGGATCTTGTACCAATTTACCGTGGACAGAATGATGAGTAACTTTTCCGTTCTTACCGTAGCGCCCATAGCCGTAATATTGGAGACCTAGTTTTCTAGCCTCATCAGCAGCAGTATCTCCGTGAGGAGCAACCATCTCTGTGCCTTTTCTGGGAACACCTAAAGTGTCTTTCTTACTCAATTCACCAGCAATCCATTCTTTTGCTTTTGGATGTTCAGCAGGTTTTTTGACAAATTCTTGAACGCCTTTAAAAATGTCAAGCATTTCTTCTTTTTTTGCTTTTACAATTTCAGGTGATGCTGTACGCAAATCTTCTGAATTATCAAACTCACGATATTTGTCACCAAATATCTTTGCTAACTCAGGTCTTGCAGCTTGAACAGCATCCCATTTTTCTTTACGAATTTCTTCTGGAACAGTTCTACCACCTCTCTGACCACGTTCAATATTTCTCTGCTTCGATACTTCATCAGCAGTATTGACCATGACCATACCTGTTTCATATCCTAATTCTTCAAGTTCTTTCTTAATTCTAGCTATTTTCTTAGGATCATCACCTGTTCCATTGATAATAAGCCCGTTTCTACCAAGAAGAGCTAATTTTTGGCGTAATTCAGTAATATCTTTGGCACGACCACGAACAACGTTTCTTAATTCTTTTTCCGATTCTGGCATTTTCTTATCAAGATTCTTTTTGTCCATCAAGAATTCAAGTGCTTTATCGGAGTTAATCTCGGTTAGCCCATGCCCAGCTAGTGTGTTATCAAGAACATAATCTTTACCAGAACCTGGACCACCAGCTAGAAACATTGCTTTGAAAATACCTTTGTCGTGAACACCTTCAGACAAAATGACTTGAATCATATTTTCAAAGTTTTCTTTAATACCCATACCTTTTCTAACATCCATCATCATTTCCCTTGCAATTTTATCTGAAACATTAGATGGAACACCTTGTTTGAATTTAGCAAAATCACTTTTGCTTGCTGCTTCTCTCATTTTAGATGCTGACATTCCCTCAACTCCTTCAGCATCAGGATCTCTTTCGCCAGCAGAATGTACTTGAATTTTCGTGAAATTGAAAAGACCATGAGGACCTTTTACGTTATTGTAACGATTCAATAAACGTTCATATTCTGAGGTTCTATCTGATCCACCGACCATATGAAGTTCAGTCACACCTTTTTTATACAAAGATGCTGCTTGTGCTAAAAAGTTTGGTTGTTCAGAAGAAGATACGGAAAAATTGACACCAGGAAAGAAAGCTTTAACGTACTTTAGCTTTTCTTTTGCACTAAGAGGGTTCTTTTTTGAGTCGTGAGAGTGTGATAGAACGATTAGATGATCGGCATCGTTCTCTTTTGCGATTGCTTTGACTTTTTCCACAAGTTTTGCATGACCTGTGGTTGGAGGATTCATTCTTCCGAATGCAAAAACGCACTTTTTCTGTGCTTTTTCAGCTAAAAAATCTTTAAATTTCATTTCCTGCCTCTACAGCAAGTAGTTTTATTTCTTATTTATCATTTTCACAAAGTCGGAGCAAACTCCATAATATTTTTCTAAAAGATATTTCTCTTTATCCCACACTTTTTCTGGCATGACAGTTATACATTTACCCATTGTTATTTTTCCTGGATATGCCCAAATATAACCTTTTGATGTCAATGTATAACTGTCTTTATCGTGCCAAAAGCAATGAAAATAATTCTCCATGCAAAAATTTAGTGCATCTATATTTTTACAGTGAACCCATAGTTTATCTTTTCTCTCTTCCAACCAACTTTTAGAAACACTATATTCTGGAGTATCATGTCCCAAATAAAATCCATTCTCATAAACACGAAAATCTACTTCGACAAAATAATTTCTTAAAGCCTTATCGATATAAGAAGGTTCATTTTCTTTCGTAGAATCAGGACCTTCAAGATTCCCGCGATGAGATATTAGAATCATTTTAGTACCTTATTCAGTCTAGTGAAATGTCTACCTCCATCAAAAGTAGTATTCAACCAAATATCAATCATCTTAGTAAACATATTTTCATCAACATATTTTGATGGAATTGCGAAGTGATTGGCACAATTGTGTTTTATTGCATATTCAGCAGTAAACTCATCAAAAGTCAAAGCGGAGATTAATCCTTCACAGTGATTTGCTGCGATATTAACACCCTGCCCAGACCTACAAAAAGAAATACCATAATCACAATCATTATTATTGATTAATCTAGCTGATTGACTTACATAATCAAAATAATCACATGGCTTATTTACATATGTTCCAACATCAATAACTGGTAAATTTCTATTTATCAGAAGCTTTTTAGCAATCTCTTTCATTTCATATCCAGAATGATCGCAAGCTAATGCAATAGGTTTTTCTCCAAATCTAGAGATAACTCTTTTACAGAAAAACTCAAATGTTTCTGGTGTCCCAAGAATATGCATTTTCTCTGTATTTTCAGCAGTAACATGTAGATTATCACGAATCATTAAATTGTACATTGGTGCAATATAGAATTCATTTTTGACCAACATATTCTTTTCGATGACTTCTCGCCCATACTTCAAAAACATTTTACCGCTTTTAAAGTAGTAGAGACCCACATTAGCTTCTTGTGATATGACTTCTTTTTCGACAACCCTGGTCACTTTTCCAAATTCATCTTTTTCTGTATAACTATGATCTGGGCTATTAGCCAAGAATGTTAAGAGAAAACCATCAGACTTTTCATCGATGGTTGCAGGATCAAACACAGGTTCAAAATAAACATCTGGTGTATAAATGAAGAGAGGTAAATCGTTATCAATATAGTTTTCAGCAAGAACACAGGTTTCAAGTGCTCCTCTAGTTACTTTGTCGACCACAAAGATTTGAATGTCGGATCCGAATTTCTTTTTTAAAATTCTATCAATACTGAAATTGTAGATATGATCCAATCTAACAATAAAAATTAGATTGCATTCTCTAGTATTGATCGATGATAATGACCAATCAATAACGTGTTTGTGTTTTGCTAAAATCAGAGGCTTGGGCATTGTATAGCCAGCATCCAAAAATCTCTGTGCTTTACCAGCAATAGGTAGTAACAAATTATACTTTTTCATTATATTTCCTAATCATATTCGAAGTAAAAATGCAGGCATTCTGAATCGCATCTTCTTCAGTTAAATTCATATAGTATAGAGAATACAGAACGCCGGCAGCAAACATATCACCCGCACCCAACACATTTGCATTTTTAACTATCATATTTTGCGGTATATTGTATGTATATTTGTTTTCTCTGCTTATATAATCACAACCATATTTTGTGTGAAAGAATACTCCTCTCTTAATATTACTGACTAGAAAATCTACATTCTGACAATCTTCATCAGAAACAAAGATGTAATCTAATAATTTAATTAGATCCTGATCCTTCATTTCTTTACCTTTACAGGTATCAGCAGTTAAAACTCCTTCTAAAAAAGGAATCATTTGTAAATTCTCAAGTTCATTAATATACATGAAATGGTGAACTCTAGAATTAAGTAGTTTGATTGGTGTGATTAAATGCTCGTTCAAACTTGCAACAGAACTTCGATTGTTTTTCGATCTTTCTATGAAAATATCAGCATATCCCAAAGTCATAGGTGATATTCCTATTTGCAAGCCATTATCAATCTCATTAAAGGCACGAACGGTATTCGCTATGCCTCCTAGATTCATTGTATTAAAATCGCCATCAAAGATATTATCTACAACTAATTGCCCATAAATTGCAAAATCAAACATCAAAACTTCTCTTTTTTATCTAATTCATAAACTCGATTCAAATGTTCTTTTAAATCGTAAGGAGGTATCATATCTTTAGTAGTAAGGTATTCATACAATTCAGATATTAAATTATTACCGCCATTGTTTTTCAAAACGATACAAATATTCTTCAATTCATTTACCGCATCAAATGGGCAAAACTTATATCCTATTAAAGACATCAATCCATAATCGAAAATATCATCACCAACAAAAAGAATTTCGTCTGAATTCACACCATACTCCTGACATATTTCATTCAAGTAATCTGCTTTGTCGGTGTGAGTTCCATTCTGACGATTGACTATAACATCAATCTTTCTATTTTCTGCGATTGAAACATTAAAAGGATCACCAGTTAAGAATATGACATTAATTCCTTGTGCTCTAAATCTCTTAATTGCAGTCCAATCTTTATCACAAAAAGTTTTTAATCTGACAGTTCCATCTCTATCATAATACTTCTTACCATCAGTTAAAACTCCATCAACATCAAGAATTATCAGTTTTATCATTTAATTTAAACTTTCTAAAAGTCACTTGTCTATCGACAAAATTAGATTTTCTGCCATAATGTTTCTCAAGAATTTCTGGATATCTTCTAAACAAATAATCGTTCATTTCATTCATTGCAGCAGTCTTATCATAATAACTGTCTCTAAATGGTTGATGAATCATTGCAGAGTGAATGACATATGCGGGCTGTTGGAACAAATCGTAAAAGGTTTTATCGATACCCCATGCTATTTCTAGATTCCAGTGCCCAATAAACTCCATCAAAAATTTAAACAAATCTAATCTAAAGAAGCACGACCCCATCTCAATAAAATTTGTCTCAGAAAAATCACACGCTGGGTCATTGAATAGTGGCTCATAAATTAAACTAGAATCGTGAGGCATCGATAGTTGCCAATATCCGAAGTTGTATGCTTGTGCATATTTTAATCCAGTATTGAAGTCTTGATATCCAGTAATCAAATCGTCATCAACACAACCGATATACTTGAATCGTTCAATATCAATAATATCTTTGACCTTCTGCATCAACTGCCACTTATGCCCTTTAATGTGAACAATATGATCATATGATCCTGGCTCAGGTTCAAAATCGTTATAAACAATAACGAGAGTTTCATAATCTCTCTCATTATGTACCCATCGCCAATGATCTTCATGTTTCCATCTTGAATCTTTTGGAATGTACATTCCAGCGGGGCACACTATCAAATTATTAGCCATATTTTGCCTTCACGAAAGGGTGTTTCTTTGGGTGTTCTGGAACATTAGGTCTACATAAAGTATAAAAATCATTCACATTACTAATATGATTTTGATTACTCATGAAACTAATATTTTCTGGACCGATTCTTGGAACTAAGAAATTTAGTATACCGTGTGTATCCGGATACATTGTGCCTCTGGGCCATCCATATGTTTCTCTCATAGCCCATTTAACCTGATCGCTAAATTTGTGATTCCAAATATAGAAACAATCACAAACAAATCTATGCGATTGCCACCACATCGGGTCTTCCGGAAAAAATATATTAACTTTGGTGAAATCAATTGGAAAAGTAGTAATCTTTTGATGAAAGAGAATATCAAACCTGGTGAAAACCACCAAGTCTAAATCCTCTCCATCAAAAGCATTATGCAGAGCAGATTTAGCAGTAAATGCATCCGAACCTTCAAGTTGGCTAAAAATAACTTTTCTAGGATTTACATAAGACCAAAAGTCTTCTTCGGCCTTTTTATCTTCCATCCTATAGGTGGAGGCATAAATCACAGCTTCGTTTTTCAAATCAACGAAAGGTTGAATCACATTTTCTTTTATGTTTTCCCAACAATCACGAAAGTCTCTGTAGTAGCCAGTTTTTTTGTCTAGACCATGGGAGATTCCATAAAAACCAAAACCTATTCTCATTTTTCAATACTAAATTCAGGAAAATATTTAACAAAAACGTCTTTCTTTCCAACTCTATATGTTTGAACTTTTCTTTTCATTTCACCATAAAAGTTCCATGCAAGAGGAATAAAGCATATTGTATCAAAATATTTGAAATTGTCAAGATGATTCATACCATAGATGGGCACAGAACTTCCGGGTGTAAACAATCCTTGTTTCAAAGGATTTTCATCGATGATAAAGTCCAGAGAAGTTTCTGCTGCATTTAGTAGAGTGTTTCCTTTTGCTGGAGCACCTAAGCCAACAGTAGTAATTCCTTGTTCTTTCATTTCCTGAACAATATTCTTAAATTTCTTCAATATATCGTTACATCGTTCATAATATTGAACATATGTTTCTGGAAAATAAAGACCAGATTTAGTTTCCAATGCAATTAGATTCTCGATAGTTTTTGGTGCTTTTGAAAACTTAGAGATGATGAAAATGTAACTTGTTCCATGCACAGGAGATTTTACAACATCAACTAAATGTAAATCTGCACGTTTACAAAGAGCATCAATAGATTTGATATTATAGAAAGACAAATGCTCATGGTAAATCGTATCGAACTCGCCATTTAAAATCATATCAGATTGAGATGTGGTTGCAAAAAGTAAACTATCTTTATGCATTACATTACGAATATTTTGCAACAACTCTAATTGATCATAATTATGTGCGAATGCATTTTGACAAACAATCACATCAAAACTTTGGCTAAACTCTTTACCTGTGAAGTAACCACAAACAACCTCATGTCTCTGAGAAGATGTTGCATAAAGATTTTCAGCAGGATCCACACCATAAGTTTGTGCTCCCTGATCCTGAAAATAGTTTAACTGACTTCCATCATTACAGCCAATATCTAAAACTGTGCGAGGTTTGGTTCCAAATTTTTCAGCAGTGAATTGTGAAAACCAATCAAAATATTCCAATTGAGATTTGGCTGTACCGGAAACATACAAATAATCCTTAAACATCAAATCAGGATTAACTCGATGCGTCAATTGGACATGGTAACAGTTATCACACCGAACAATTGCTAGAGGATAAGTTTCCTGAACTTCATCTCGACTTTTCTTATAAGAGTTTGCAAGGGGCTGTTCTTTTAAATCCAAAACAGGAATTAAAGTGTCGTGCCCACATGCAATACAATTACTAATTGCTTCTACATTAACCATCTGTCATTCTCCAAATACCAATCACTCACCTGTTTAATTCTTTGAGAGAAGGCAACTTTAGGTTCCCATCCGAGACTTCTCATCAATTCACCATCAAGTGCATAACGCAAATCATGCCCTGGTCTACTCGAATGAAAATCTACCATTTCATAAATCAAATCTTTTCCTTGTGCTTTAGCAACAAGTTTAGCAAGCGTTAGATTATCAACTTCTTCTTTACCAACAATATTAAACTTAGGGCATCTTGCATTACCATAATCCATTTCTGGAACTGGCTTGTTTTTGACCAAGAATAAAAGTGCATCTGCAACATCTGCGGCATGAATATAGAATCGACTGCCTGCTTGAGTTTTAGTATGATCTGAATGAATAAAGATTTTTTCACCTTTACGCACCCGATCAATACACAAAGGAATAAATTTCTCTGGTGTTTGTCTCTCACCAAATACATTCATTGTATGTGTAATCATCATTGGAAGTTTATATGTGTTTTCATATGCAACACACAATTCTTCAGCAGCAGCTTTTGATGCAGAGTATGGATTCGTAGAATTATACCTATCACGCTCTTTGTATGCAACACCAGGAGGTGCAACACCAAAGATTTCGTCGGTACTGAAATACAGGAAAGTTTCTAACTGATATGGAAGTTTTCTTGCAAACTCAAGAAGATGAGCAGTACCGATAGTGTTATCGAAAATAAATTCCATCGGATGGGTGATCGACCTATCTACATGCGAAGATGCAGCCAAATGAAGAATCACATCAATATTTCCGTGTTTATGGAGAAAGTTTTGCGTGATAGGATTAATCTCTGCTTTCAAATCATGAAAGACTACATTAACTCTCTTCTGAACTTCTCTATCATAACTCTCCAAAACTTCATGTAGACGATTTAAATTGCCAGAATAATCTAGCCGGTCAATCGTTGTAATTTTCCAATCTGTGACTCGAATCAAAAGATCAATAACATGGTGTGCAATGAAGCCTGCACCACCAGTAATCAAAACATGTTTACTCATTAATAATTGCTCCTGTAGGTGCTATAACACCTTCTAATCCAATAGGTTGAATTTGTACCCATTTAAATTTATTTAAATGTTTGTAATAAGAATGCTCAACATCAATATCATATTCCAAACAATCATTAAAAATAATAGGCAGCTTAGATTGAAATGTATCAAACAAAGAAGCATCCATGTGCCAAAGTCTCAATTCGAAAATTGTATCGACACCCGCTCTCTCTTGTTTGTCTTTTGTCATCCAAGAATTTACCGTGGGAAGAAACACAAATGAGTCTTTAAAATCATCTTGATTTAATACAAAATTATCATTTAACTTGTATCTTCCAGACATCTTATAGTATCGTTTAGTTTCAATTTTATTTTTTGAATACCAATCGAGTGCAATGATAAAACTCAATGTTTCAGCGAGACTCCTCAAACCAACACTCGAAAAGTGTTTGATTTGAGGATTTGATCCCACATACAAAAAATGTACACCCATAAGACCTAGTTGTCCAACATATTCTGATAAAGGCATATCATAAGAAGCATCGAACATAATAATCTTGTTGTTTGGGCAATACTTTTGTATTGATTTTACGGTTTCTACCGTCTGTTCAAATCTTTGATGATTATTAAAAACAGATAACTGCTTAACATTTAAAGCAGAACTAACAAAAAACACACCATCAACCATATTTCGCCTCAATAACTTTTCGCCATTCTGGTACTCTATCATACTGATGAACGATTGTAAACTCTTTTCCAGTCGAAGTAGTAACTTTACCTTCGACCATCTTAGGTTCTGCTTCTAAAAGAAAAGGTCTAAACTGTTCTATTTTAGATGGGTCTGCTGTTGTACCTAATTGTGCTGCCCAACCATCTTCAGAATTCATATATTTGCAAGTGTGCGTATATGGTGTCATAGAAATCATAAAATTAAATGTAGATTGGTCGCAAATAGGAATTGGGCGATTGATTGCTGCGGTAAAGATATTGATAATCAAATCGCGCATTTGTGTGGCACGACCAGCTAGAACGCCGACGTTGTAGATAGTGTTGTTTTTATATTTTTCGTGAATGTAGGGACCATAAGTCTCTAAAAGATTCTGATTGCCCCAAGGCTCGTCTTTATACTTCATGCTTTCAGAAGCAAAGACTAAACCTTTATCACCTAAATTGTTTTCTAGCCAATCGATGGGATTTTGTTGGAATACAACATCTTTGACATCGGTTGTAATAACATAACGATAATCGTTCCTACAGAGATGATCGTAAATGTGAATAAATCTTTCTACATGAACAGGAATTCTTCCAGGCTCATATTTAAGATTTCCTTGTTCGTCTTGACCGAATCCAATGACTTTAAATCCCGCTTCAATTACTTTTCTTGCAGATTCGTTATCGCAGTTCATTAGAATGAGAACTTTCTCACCTTCAAAACCGCATTTATTGATAGAGTTAACCCAATACTTTAGGGTTTCCCATGTGTAATTATTCGCACATCCTATAATCAAATCTTTCATAATATAGCTCCTTCATTTTATATAGTACGTTTATTGGCCTGGTGTGTCCTTTTTATACTTCTTTACCAGGTGTTTTGTGCCCCATTGCCCTGCTCCTGCTACAGGTAAGATATCAGGATTTGGCGACTTCTTTTCTTCACTGACACTTTTATGTAGTTTAACTCCAGTAACTTTCTGAACTAGATCCCATGCTTCTTTATGTCTTTTATTTTTAACATGATCATCGAAAGATTTCTTTTGATTTTCATTAGCATGTTTTTTAAATTTAATTAGTTCCATAATACCTATATTACCAGCATATGCTGCTTCATGTAACACTTCAAATTGCTTAAAGTTATACATTACTTACTCCAGTTTTTCTGTGCAGTGAAGTTTAGATGGCTGAATTCTAGTCTATCAACTAACTTAACTGCATTTCCTTTTAGTTTATCTACCGCAACGAAACCTTCTGGATTAGTAATTTTATATCCATCATCGGTTTGAACAAAAGTATTTGTCACTTGTTTTATTTGTTGAAGTTTTTTAATAATCATATTTTTAGCATCAACTAATAGATTTTGTAATGTGAATATTGCAACCAAATCGGAGTTGTTTCCTCTATAGAATCTCACCAATTCGTTTTTTTCTGCCATTCTCTTTTCTTTTGTGTCTTTCTTTTTAGCAGATAAAATTTCTTTATTCAGTTTATCTTCAACCCATTTAGTCAACTCAACAGCGTGTGATACTGGGTTAGTAATTTTTTGCCCTGAACGAACTTTGGTGTTGTTAAATGTTTTAATTTGAGTTTGTATAATGTCTGATGCAGCGATACGATTCATTGATAATGAATTGATTCTAGAAAATACGGTACCTGCTTGAGATAGAATAGATGTAATTTGTTTAGTTTCTTCTTTGGTAAAAGTTACTGTACCTGAGGCATCAATAAAATATGCATCCCTGAACCAAACATCTTTTGTTTTCTTTAAATTGTTTATGTCGATATTAAATGATGCCTTCAATGATGCTATAGTTTTACCTGTATATGAAGTATGAAATACAATACCCATCTTAGCTGCTTTCATCGATTTAGCCAATTTGCTTTCGACTGGTACAGCATAGACAATCGTATTAGGTTTAAATGTCAAATACATTTGCCCATCTATTTCTTTTTCTGCTTCTCCTAAATCATCTTCACCAAACATCATATCACCTTGAAGAATACCATCGATACCCAATTTAGGAAGATAGGTGAGTGCTGTCTTGAGTTTTTTATTCAAGCCTTCACCTGGATGATTTCTGTCGATGTCTTCATCAGTATAATTTAGTTTTGCATCAACATTGAAAATGCCTTTAGTTGCAACGAAGAATTTTCCATTTTCTGGATTAACACCCGCGAAGACTGCTGGCGCACCATCCCATTTTGTTGTGACATTTACTTTCGAATCTGCATTACCTGCAAGCATGTCTCTTAAAGATCGCAAAAAATTAATCGCATCCCTTGCACCAGGAACACCGCGATTGATTACTTCATCTTCGATATGTTCTAGATGAACATTCTTTCCTTCCTTCGAAGACTCAACTATAAAATCTTTGAAGTTCATATTTCTTCAGCCTTAGAACCAATTAATTTTTTCGGCATAATTAAAACCCTAACACTTTTATAGGTTACTCCATCTACTTCATAATTTCTTCCTGAAGAATAACGAGCACCTATAATAGTTGTGTATCCGTTCTTCATGAATTCTGAAACATCTGGGTTGTAGCTTGCGTGTGCGGTAAAATCTAATTTGTGTGCATTTCCAACAACAGACATTCTAACATCACCTTGACCTATTAGATGAATGTTATCTATTCCAAATCTAGTTTCACCGAACTGAGGACCGTATATAGACTTACCTATTAATTTTCTATCCTTAACTACTGCATAGAATCTTTTTTTAGCTCCGACAATAGTATTGTGATAGCCACTCAATTTTCTCAAAAAATCAACCACATTCTTGTCTTTTGAGATAGAACCTGTCTTTTGGCCGTCAGCTTTCGGAGTAATACCGCTATATTGTTGAAAGCCTCCAGCATCGGATCCCATTTTATGAGATATGAAACATACATCTTCGAACTTCTTGGTCTTAGCATTAAATGTAACTAGAGCAATATCAGCCTTAGGAGTGCCTTCTACTTTATTTGCCCCGTAAATATTTTTAAATGTATGTCGCCCAGCTTTCACAGTAATTGGAGATCCTATTTTCATAATATACCCATTAATTTGTTCTAAAACTGCTAGTTCACCTCTTTCTGTAGGAGAAGGAGAATTTAAAACATAAGATTTATCTAGTGTACTATGTTTAAATAACAGTCCGTGAACTTTTAACGATCCGGGCATAAAGACTCCAATAGTTTATTGGGTATTTATACTTTTACTCCTCCAAATTTAGATCCAAAGTCTTTTCTATCTCTATTTCCAAATGTATTGATGGGCTTATCATCATCCATTCCAGAGTCAATCAAGTCTTGTGCATTAGATTCTACATCATACAGTCTCATTTTAGCCCTGTCAACTCCAATGACAAATTTCTTATTGACACCTGGATCATTGTATCGATTTTTCAACTGTTTGACCATCATCTGCCCAAGTTGTTGCAATTCCTCTGTGCTGATAAGTGCAAACATGAAGTCAGCCGTCGCTGGAAGACCAAATGATTCACTAGTATCTTCTAGCCCAACGTCAGAGTTACTGAAGCCAGATCGAGTTGTTTGTGTAGCAGAAACGATTGGAACACCAAACTCTACAGCAAGACCACGAAGTTCTTCAGCAATTGATTTGATATAGGTATAAGAATTGACACTGCTTCCCATCTTCAGCCGACTGGAACAACAGATATTCAAATAGTCAATAAAGATAATCTTTGGTCTGAAATTCTTCTTCAATTGAAGTTCATTTAACAATGAACGGAAATGTAATGCACTAGCTGATGCAGTCGGATATTCTTTGATAATAAGTTTACCTTGAGTTTTACTTTGGAGTGCAGAAAATCTTTTGGTGTAATCTTCTTTAGGAATTACATGCAAATCGTTAATGCTGATGTTCAATAGGTTTGCATCGATTCTTTCTGCAATTTTTTCTTCAGCCATCTCCATTGTGATATACAAAACATCATAACCCTGAGAAATACACGATGCAGCAACATGACACATGAAGAGAGACTTACCAACACCAGTCCCAGCAAGAGCAATATTGAGTGTTTTGTTAGGTAGCCCACCTTTTGTAATCTTGTTAAAGTAATCCAAGTCGAACGGAATTCGTTCTTCTTTTTGATGGTAGAATTCAAAACGTCTTTCATAGTCGTTAATATAGTCATGCCCAACATTGTTATCGAAAGAAACACCCAGTGCATCGGAAAGAATCTTGGGAATTTCACCTTTTGATTTATTAGTTTTCTTATCATCAAGAATACTAACTGATTCCATGATTGCATTATACAATGCTCGATCTTGGCAAAACTTTTCAGTTTGTTCAGTTAGCCACTGAGTTTCTGTAGGTTCATCTTTGTGCTTGTGAATCTCATTTACAAGATCCACACAACTCCTCACCTGCTCTTCAGTTAAAGTTTTAGATTCTACAAAATTAATTACCAACGCTTCTTTCGTTGGCATCGTTTTGTATTTCTCAATGAAGTCTTTTACTTCTTTGAAAATATATTTTTCTGTAGAGTCGGAAAAATATTCATGATTGATGAAAGGCATAACCTTTCGAGTGTATTCTTCATTATAGATCAGATTTTTCAGAATAGAATGTTCGAGGCGATTCAAAATTACCTTCCATTAAAATAATTTCAGAGAGAATGTCACCAAGCATTGTAACAAAATTTTCGTCTTTTTCCAAGTCCATTTTGTTAAGATTACCAGAGTCAACGACCATATATCCAAATCGAAGTGTAGCTAGGTAACCTTGCTCTTCTACAGCAGCATTCGTATAATAATATAAAACACCAGCATAAGGACCTTTAAGAATCCTTATGCCAGTTAAATCAGTATCGGGAAAATCGTGAAACTGAAAGTCTTCATCAAGCTTCAGTTTCTTGGGCTTCTTCCAAAACTGAAGCATTTCCCATAATGTTTCCGTAAGCGATTTCATATTTCTTTCTCACATATTCTTTAAACTCTGGATTATTTAACATTTCTTTCCAGAATTCTTCGGTCTGTGTTGCATCGAATCTATATTTCTTGTCAGAAATTTCACCTGTTTCTTTGTTAACTTTGGAATACCACCCATTACTTGGCTTAATTACAAAGTCACCTTCAAGTGCTACATCCAGGAGCCCGGAGTATTTTTGAATACCACCTTCGAACGAAACAGAGATAGGAATTTTTGATTTTTCTTTGACATAGCGAGATTTCTCCACGTTAATAATAAAGTTATAGCCAGTAATTTCAGTGCCATCTTTTTCTTGTTGTCGACCAAGAATAAAGATATTGTCTGCTGAGTAATACGAACCTGTTCCACCACCAACAATGTCTTTCGGAAACATACCAATTTCTTTGTAAGTGTGATTCACTACAACCATTGGAATATCTTTCAGTGTGAGATGAGGTGTAACCATACGAAACAAACTTTTAACTTGTTTCGCTCTGCTCATGTCAGCAACAGACTTTTGATCAAGTGCATCTTCAACTTCTTTCTTTGAAGCAAGATTACCAATTGAGTCAACGATAATCATCACACGTTCACCCCGTTCAATTGTTTCCAATTGTTTCATGATATCAAACTTTAATTGTTCAATATCGGTAATGGGAGTGTGAAGGACTCGCTCACCATCGATGCTGAATGTATTGAAATAAGACTGAGGAGTACCAAACTCAGAATCGTAAAATAAAAGAACAGAATCTTCATATTTCTCCATGTACGATTTAGCCATAAGAAGACTAAATGCTGATTTAAAATGTTTAGAAGGACCAGCCCACATAGTTAAACCTGGAGTAAGACCGCCATCCAGTCTTCCGCTCAATGCTACATTTACCATAGGGATTCCCGTAGGAATCATATCTTTCTCATTAAAGAATTTCGATTTCGAAA